TTTCATTAGTAGCACCAGTGTTAGGTGAATTCCAATGAGTAAATCCAGTTTCCTTTAATTTTCCACCAATTGTTCTACCATTTAAGTGTAAATTTATTGAAGTATCTATAGTTGGATCTAAAAATAAACACAATGTTCTAAAGTCAGAAAATATTGGTGTATGCCAACCAGATTTAAAAGTTCCACCACTTGCAGCAAACCAATTGTATAATAATCCATAATTTGTTATCTGATTATCAACTGGTTCAGAAGTAGTAGTTGTAGTTGTTACTGGTGGTACAGTAGTAGTTGTTGTAGTAGTTTGTGCTGCATATCTATAATCCCAGATAATATAAATATAATTTAAAACATCTGGTATCTGATGAAATGTAAATGAACCAGTATATTTATAATCTCCTGATATTCTACTACCAATAGTAAAGAGTAAATCATCAGTTACAGATGAATTAGCAAGAACAGTATTTAATTGTGCTTCAGTATATTGTGTAGCTGATACTAAATATCTTAATTTATGACCCAGTAATGGATCAAATTGTAAAAAATTAGTTGGATGAGTACTGTTAAAATCAATGTTTATATACATTTTTTCTCCATCAATAGGAAAATGATTCTGATTTAATATTGATTTATTAACTGAATTATAGTAAGGAGTAACACTGTTTAATACTACAAAGACATTGGAGAAAATACCTGATGGATTATGAGCAGTATAAGTACTGGTCATTGGTTGAGTATGTAATCCACTATTTTCTTGATCACCTAAAATAATAGAAGTAATACTTTTTACTCCATTTAAAGGTGCAACAGTAGTAGTAGTTGTTGAAGTGGTTGTAGATGTAGTAGAAGTAGTAGTTGATGTTGTAGGTGTTTGAGTAGTAATTACTTCTTCAATTTGTTTACAAATACAGTTATTAAATTTTATAGAATATTTAATAGTAACACCAGTTGATGTTTCCATAACTCCTACACAACCATTTGCATCAGTAATAGATATCACATAATAACCTGCTGGCACATCATCAAATGTGTACTCTCCAAGTTCAGTTTTAACCTGATCAACAGCAATACCTGAAGGAAACAGATGTACTGTGAAATTAGGTTTACCTGATAATATTTGATATACTATTTGTGCCATAATTATAAATTATTATCATTATTATTCCATGCACATCTTGCTGCTGGTACACCTCTTGATGACCAACTTGCATTAGCAGTATTATTTAATATAATTTCTCCTGTTCTCCATTTAGTTTCAGCTAAATTTTCTAATGTCCAAACTTGATTTCCTATTTTTATTGTCCTATAAATTTTACCATCATTTCCTGTATAAAAATTAGGATCATTACTATCTTCTTTTATTAATCTTGCAGAAATACCAAAACATAGCCAATTTGTAGCATTAGAAGATTCTACACCATTATTACTAAAACTACAAGAATACATATCTTCTGCTATTGGATTATCACCAAAACTACTTTGTGTATAAAATCCACCAAATGTTCCTCTTTGACTAAAAGTACTAAATCTATTTCCTGCACCTACCATACTAAATCCAGAACTATTGTCTGCAACATTAGTTGCTTGCCAAGTAGTAGTACCAGATTGTTTAAGATGTTCTCCTGCTAATATATATCCACCATAAGCATTTATTAAAGTATCAAGATCAGTTCTTGTAGGAACTCTCCAACCAGTATTTGCTAAGTTTCTTGAATCTCTTGCTGCATATCCATTGTACAAATAACCATAAACCACATTACTAAATACTAGTCCTAATTTATAATTAGCAGTTAATATTATATTAGCACTTGGCATTGTAATATTAGCAGTTTCTGTATTAGCACTTAAATAAGCAGTATCTCCTGTCCAATTATCAAATACATAATTTTGAGCAGGAGCATTAGCTATAATCTGCCTTACATCTCCGGGTTTAAGTAAAGTATTACTTCCAGTTCCATTATTAACTGTTAAAGTTCTATATGGAAGAAATGTTGCAGTTACAGTACAATCTAAGAATGGCATTGTTACAGTAGTAGTTCCAGCATTAACATCAGTAACTACTGAAGCAGGATCATTCCAATGATCAAAATAGAAGTTGTTAACAGAATTTGCTATGATTTGAATGAGTTCATTACCAGTATATTGTCCTGTACCTGTACCATTAGCAACAGTTAAAAGATGTTTAAGACCTGCATCAAATGTAGGAAACACCTTCAAAGTATTACAGTTTGTAACACTAGGTTTGATTCTAAGAATCATTCCACCGTCTCTTAGGTAATTATATACTGCACTCATAATTATAAGTTTGCATGATCATTATTATAAGCACACCAAGCAGGAGTACTAAGTGCTGCCCATGCGGTGTTATCTGTTACTTCTGAAATGACATCTCCATTAGCAAAATGAGTTGCTTTTAAATTTTCAGCCATCCAACATTGACCTCCTATTGTAACACAAGGATAAGTTATACCGTCAATAACTACTGAAGTGGCTGTGCCTGAATCTTTGATAAGACGGACACCATTACCCCATCTCTGAATATATGAAACATGATTGAAAATTGTATTGTTATATGTAAGAATCCATGCCAAGTAATGATCTCCTCCATCCCATGTAGATGTCCATAACGAGCACTGACTCTTATTAAGACTAAACAATCCTGATGCTGGATTTCTATTTCCAGTTCCAACTCCATTAAACCCACTAGAATTATCTGCTCCCGTATTTGGTGTATTCCAATGGGTAGTTCCAGTTTCTTTTAAGTACCCTCCAGATACAGATGTGCCACCTAGTGTTGTAGCAAGTGTATTGTATTCTGTATCACTTGGCAAGTGCCACCCTGCCACAAAACCCCTACTATCATTTGCAACATAGCAATTATATAATACACCATAGACTGTATTTGCCCAAAGAATATTATAATTACTTGTAATAGTTATATTAGCATCAGGCATAGTAACAATAGCTTGTTTATTGTTTAGATTATCAAGATATTGAGTATCACCTGACCAATTAACAAAAACTTGTCCTGTTACTGTATTAGCTATAATAGTTCTTTGTTGTGCTGGTATTACTTTGGTATCTATCATGGTTTAAATGTATGAATCATTATTGTTATAAGAACACATTGCTTCTATTGTTAAAGCTGCCCAAGCTGAATTAGTATAAACAGTAGCATTTATTAATGATCCATCTCTATATTTTGTTTCTGCTAAATTAGAAGACATCCATTCCTGTGTTCCTACGCATATACTTCTATAAACTTTTTCATCATTTCCTATATAACTACCAGTTTGACCATGTGTAAGAGTTGTTGAATCTTTTATAAGTCTTATTACAGAACCTTGATTTTTATTATTATCATTACTTATACTACCATAAGATGTTGTAGCTAATATATTTATTCCATAAAAATATATACCATTAAGATTAGAACACATTAATACAGTATTACTATTAAATACTCCTGATATTCTAATACCATTACCTCTTACATTAAATCCTACTTCATTTGTAGCTCCTGTGTTTGGTGATAACCAATAAGTAAATCCAATTTCTTTTAGTTTACCACCCATGTTAGTACCACCACCTAAATAAGTTTGAAGAGTAGTTGCTTCAGTACTTGTAGGTATATGCCATCCTGTATTTGATAAATTTCTGTTGTCAGTAGCTGCATACCAATTGTATAGTTTTCCATAATTAATATTAGTAAGTATTCCCGGAAGTATAACTCCTTGATTAACTGTCAATACTCTATAAGGATTGTAAGTAGAAGTTAATACAACACTATGATTTGGTATAGTGACAACAACTTGTGAATCAGTAACTAAACCAGTAGTAATATGATCTACATCACCAGTCCATTGTTTAAATGAATAGTTATTTGCATCAGGACTATTAGCTATAATAGTTCTTACAATTGTAGGTTTTAAATTGTGTTCTATTGACTGTGACATAACTTAAATATTAGCATCATTATTATTATAACTACACATTCCAGAAGTTGTGAGATTTACCCAAGCAGTTCCATCTGTAACAATAGGTATCAATGAACCATCTCTAAACTTAGTTTCTGCTAAGTTATCTGCAATCCAAACTTGATTTCCTATTTTACAAGTTCTGTAAATCTTACCATCATTACCTTGATAAAATCCGGGATCAGTTGAATCAGTTTTTATTAATCTAATAGATATACCAGTATATTTAAACTCTCCTGATATACTAGTATATCCATAATGACTATATAGATAATAAATAAAAGCATTGTTATCTGTTGACCAAATATGTCCATTAAGATTTAGATTAGAAAATACTTCTGTTCTTCTTCCACTACCTCTTCCATTCCATTTAGATTCATTAGTTGCACCTACATTTGGAGTTTGCCAATAGGTTAATCCAGTTTCTTTTAACTTTCCACCAGCAACTGATGATCCACCAAGAGCAGCATTTAATGCTTGTATTTCTGTTACAGTTGGTACACGCCACCCACTAGCACCAATATTTCTTGCATCAGTACCTACATACCAATTATAGAGTCTTCCATAGTTTCCAGATACAAATTGTCCGGGTATAATAATACCATCATTAACAGTTAAGTCTAAGAATGGTAAGAAGTTAGCAGTAACTATAACATCTTTTGCTGGCATAACAGCATTAGGATTTATAATTGATTTACTACTAAGTACATTATCAACATCAGTCCAACTATCAAAATACTGTCCTGAAGGTTCAGTTGCAACAACTGCTATAGTCCTACCTTCTTTATAATCACCATCACCAGTACCATTAACCACATTCAAAATAAATAAGAATGGATCAAAAATGAATAGATCAGTAATAGTAGAAACAGGTTTATTGAATACATTAATGTCTTGAGAATTAAATATATGTGAGACAGTAGTGAGGTATGTGCCATCTTCTTTATAAATATCAAATTCAATTTTAGATGTTTGACACTCTGCAAATGTAGTAGCCACCCAAACTTTGTATGAAATAGTTAATTCATATTGATCTGGATTATCATTCTTAATTAAAGAAGCTGCAACAAGATCAAACTCAGGCATCTCTGACTGATTCATTCTTACATTTATACTAATTCCACAAGGTTGTTCAGTAGTAGTTGTAGTACTTGTAGTAGATATATCTGTTGTTACAGGAAGTGTAGTTGTTGTAGTTGATACATCTGTTGGTAAACAAGCATCATGTTCATAATAAGACATACCACCAGTTTCAAGACTTGACCAATCTTCATTTGAAATGGGAGTATAAATACCATTATCAAATCCTTTAATCCAATCACCATTTCTATATCTTTTACCATTAAAACTACTTGCTGTCCAAGTTTGACTTCCAATGGTAATACAAGGATAGATATTTCCATCATAATCAGTTGCTGTTGTTGGAGTGCCTGAATCTGCAATAAAACGTATAGAAGTACCTACAGTTTTATATGCATTTCCTAAACTCATAATTGTGTTTGTAAATTCACAAGTATAAACTACATAAGCTACTCCATATTGTTCTGTACTAGCTAAAAGTGGACAAGTATGTTTTAATTGAATAAATGATCCATCATATTCTCTATATCCACCACCTCTTGCATTAAATTGATATTCATTAGTAGCTCCTACATTTGGTTCAATCCAATGTGTTAATCCTGTTTCTTTAAATTTACCACCTAAAAAATACCAACTGTTAGTAACAGGATCAAAAGTATCTAATGAATTTAATAATATTTCCCATTCTGTTTGTGTAGGTACATGAAATCCTATAGGTGCTATATTTCTACTATCTACAGCAGCATACCAATTATATAATGCACTAAATTCTGAGCAATTTGTAATTACTGGTGCAGATGTAGTAGTGGTTGTAGTTGGTAAATTAGGATCAACTGTTGTTGTGGTTGTACTGGTTGTACTAGTTGTAGTAGATGTAGATGTTATTGGATGCCAATCAACTAAAGTAGTAGTAGTAGTAGTAGTATCATTTACTTGTATTAATTTACATATATAAGCTTCAAACTTAGCTAAAAATCTTTGAATTCTCTGAGTTGTAGTAGTAGTTGAAGTAGTAGGAATCAGTGTTGTAGTGGTTGTAGTTGTTGAAGAGGTACTTGTACTGGTTGTTACAGCAATGGTTGTAGTTGGAAGTGTAGTTGTAGTTGTGGTAATCTCTATTAATTTGCAGATTAAGTTAACAGCTTTAATAGCATAAGAAATATCAGTATCAAGAATACTACAGATATAGTTCCTGAATTTAATTGCTGTTTTATTACCTTCTTCAACAAGAGAGCAGACAGCCTGTGAATCTAAAAACCTTATCTTATACTCCTTTTTTCCAAGTGGAATTGGTGGTTCTGGAATACACTTTTTTTTTTGAAAGTAATATTCTGTAAAACCACACATTTCTACATGACCACAGTTAATGTCTAACTTGTAGTTGTCAGAAAGAGCTTTAGATAAAGTTACTAGATCACAAACATTAATATGGCATTTATTTGCATCCACAATCCTCATTTGTAACACTGTTTAAACTGTCTGCAAGATAACTAAAAATATCATACATGTTTTCACAACTACAAGCATTGTTTGAAGATTGTGTTAATGTATAATGCATTAGTAATAAGTGCATCTTATGTGGGTCACATTCAGTTCCATCAGTGTACAATTGAAGTTTACCAGCCATTTCACAATCCCAAAAGAAACAAGAATGTTCCTCAATGAGAATGTTATCAGTGGTAGTTACAATTGAAGTAATATTATAAATACCATCTACAAAGGCATCAAGACCAAAGAAAGATGGTTTTAGAAGAATCATATCATTGCTGAGAATCATATCAGGATTTAACAAGTATGTAAAATATTGTTCCTGATCAGCTCCCAAAAGAGTAAATACAACCTTATCCATAATTAGATTATGAGAAAGATTGGTAATAGTAATGTTTCCTAAATCTTCATGTACAATACCTGTTACAGTAGTTGCAGGAGAATTAAGGGTTGTATGAATAACAGTTGCTATTCTTGGTACAACTGTATTCTGTACAAAAATATTTGTAGTTGCAATTGGCTCAGATATTATTAATGGAAATAACTGATTTGTAAAGATGTTCCTTACATAAATCTGTTTGATATAGATGTTTGCACTTGCAAGAAAATCTATTGACCATGTAGTTTTAGGAACTGTAAGATCAATATTTTTGGTAATTAAACTACCATTGTTTACTTTTCCAGTAATTTGTAATTCTTTAAGGATACCTGTATTGTATCCATTTTCATAAGAGAAAGGAGAAACTTTAAGGAAGTCACAGTTCAATTTTTCAAGGATCATGGTAGTAGGTATTAAAAGATTAAAAGAAAGGGGGAATTACCCCCCTCTCCATGCTTAATCAACCAAATTAAGCACCAGTAGTAGTAGTAGTAGTAACAGGAGCTGCAACAGTACCAGAAGTTGCATTATGAGCATTAACTGCATCAACTAAGATAGCAATTAAAGCAGCATAAGTTGCACCTTCAGGGATAGCAATAAGAGTCTCCAATTGATTACTGTAAGGAAGATTACCACCAGAATGAGATTCAAACTCATAGTTCAACCTTAAAGTCCAGTACTTAGTTGATGCATCAGCAAAAATCTTAGTACTATGTCCAATGAGACCTGTCAAAGTAGAATCCCTGTAAATTCCGGGATTGCCATTCCAACCACCAGCAACGTATTCAAGCTGGGCAATATCATAACCAAGACCTTCAGAATATACAGGTTCTACACTTGTAAGAATATAATCAGTGACAATAAAATCACCACCAATACCAATATTTACTTTGTATGGTCTGAGTTTTCTGTATTTAGGATTTAATCCACCAAGAGTGTCAACTTTTTCATCAACACCAAATGTAAATACAACATGAGTATCAGCTCCACCATTAACTATAGGTACAGTAGCAATAATAAGACCTTCAGTGTCTTTATTAACTTCAGCAGCAATAGAATCAGCAAAGTCTGCAAGTGAAGGAGCTATTGCACCTGTACTTACAACAAATGCTTTAGTAGGATGATCAAATCCATGCATATACATAGAATCATTATTCATAAAGGAGAACCTTATGACATATTCTTTGTTTGCAGCAGGAACAAAATCTGTTAAATTAAGAGTTGAAACTTGTGCAGCTTCAGTAACAGATGCCTGAGAAAATGCAGTGTTGATTTTGCTTTTCTTAATATATTCACCAGCAGATTTTCTGATGTCACCAAGAGTGCCAGCAGAATTTGGAATCCCAACTGCCCAGTAGAATTTATCTGGAAAAGCACCATTGGGATCAACTGCAAGATTGGTATCTGCATTGAATAACCCAAGCTGACCAACAGCAAGTTGATCTAAACCATAACCTGTTGTACAGATTCCAGTATTAGAAACAACCAGTACTTGAAATATAGGATTGTTTTTCATTTAATTATGAATTAAAAGTTAATAACTAGTTAGTAATCTGAGTTTTAGACTGCTTAACTTGATAATTAGAAAGCAAATCACCAGTTGTAATGAGTACAGCAATGTCAACAACTTCACTTAGTACGTCACTGGGTAATTCACAATTCTGAAAACCAGTTAATTTAGTTTCCCCATCTGGCATAAAATACTCACTACCAACAAAGTCAATAGCAGTATGAATGTATTTGGGAATTCTTACATAACTCAAATATACTTCTTCAACAGAGAATGTTTCATCAGTTAATACTTGAATAGTATTTCCTGCAAACATTATATTGAGTTCTCTCCATTCAAAAGAACTTGAATGAAATTCAGTTTCTTTATCATCATGTTGAATGATATTGGTTCTGATTTTAGCATTACAAGTATCTTTCTTGCATACACCGTATGAAGAGAGATGTATCATATAATCATCTGGAAGTACTGCTGAAAATACTTTATCAGATGATTTAGATAATGTCAATTTTTTATTTTCTTCAATAATTGGTCTGATACTGTCAATAGTCCTCTGAGAAGTTTCAAGTCCAACAACATTGAATTTTGGTTCAGCTATCATCTTAATAAAGATGTTTTGAGCTTCATTCAATTTCCAATCAATTTCAGGAACTTTTAAATTTCTGTTTTGACTGCTATCTATTTTGTTAAGCTTCTGCTTAAAATCATAGTGCATATTTCTAACAGTATTTACCATAGTCTTTTATTGATTATTTTGAAGTTAATTTTTCCATGATTGTGACCTTCATTTTTGCATTCTGAGGGTCTAAGAACCAAGCAACACACTCTTCATAATCATTGGATAATCTCTCACCCATGTAATAGATTGCAGCAGATTCTTTAATCAAAATGTTTCTGTGAATTGCTTCCAAAATAGTAGCTCTCACATAGACTTCAGCTTTATCCATCTTTGTTAATCTGATGAATTCTGCTGGATTTTCTTCAATTTGTTTATCAAGTTCAACACTTAAGAAGTTTGCACTTCTGCCATGTAATGACTTGTCAGACATGATTTGAATAACATTACTTTGTTCTTCCAAAGACATTTTTGCAGCAATTGCAACACATTTGTTTTTCCTTTGGATTTTACTAGCCTTCAGTTCAATTTCTTCAGACTCATCATGAATAACAAACAATGCTTCAGGCCATAAACCTTCATCAAGTTCTTTCTGTGAATTTGCACAAAATTTACTTGCTTTTAAATTTTTAATCTTCACAAAGTCAGATGCTTTCTCATCATTAAAGATGGTTGTCTGATTTGGAAGTTTAATTCTTGCAGGTGCTGAACTCCAATAAGGATGAGGTTGGTTTGCATTAAAGGTATTTGATAAATCAACACCTAATAATCCTTCATACTTTTTTTGTTCTACCTCTGTTAGTCCTGTAGCATAAGCTCCTGTTTCTGGATCATATAATACTTCACTAACAAATGGCTGAGTAAAACTTTCTGCTCCTTCTTTCTCATGCCATTTTTTTGTTGGAATTGGTCTTACTTCTACTAACATACTTTTTGGTTTTAAATTCATTCAAATTTAAGCTTTTTATTTCAAAGAAAATAAGAAAGTGATAGATAATTAAATCTACCACTTTCTAAAGAGTTATTAGTTTCTCTGCAATTTCAGTTCACCACATTTGGTCACATCTTCAATGTGAACTCCTGCTTGTTTCTGAACATGCATTTCATAATAGTCACCTGAGTGAGCCATAGCACCATTGTTTACAGGGCCATAAGGAGACTGCAAACCATGTACATAACCAAGTTTGAAACCTTTGTTCTTGTTGACAATCTCAACATTTGGGCCACCTTTACCTTCAGAGAAATCAAGGAAAGTATATCTCATTGATTCAATTGGGTATCCAGTAACTTCATCAATTTCAAAGTTGATTTCTCTGTCATCATAGAGAGGATTGTGGACAAGTTCCAAAGTAGAACCATTAGCCATTCTGTATTTCACAAACTGGTATCCAGCAGCATAGGCATTCTCATTATAAGGAGAACTAGCTTTGTCAATCAAGAACTGATCAACAACTTTTACAAATCCAGTCTTGTTCATCCAATCCTGAACTGCACGGTGGAAAATCAACATTCCATATTCACCTGTAAATGCTTTGATTTGTCTTCCTTTGCCGGGTTTTACTCTGCCATAGAAAATGTCCATCAAATACTCTTCAATCAGAGTAGCAGTTAAATGTGAATAGTTGTACACATGTGAGTCTTCCAATTGCTCTTGAACTCCTGGCCCAGAGTAGATTGGTCTTCCATTAGCACCAATTACAGTATCAGTTGAACGTGAATACCAGAATCCTCTTTCAAGTTCCCTGTACCATTGTTCCCAATACTCAACTTCTGCATATTTGATCCATGAATCATGCATTGTTCCTTTGCTGTCTGCAATTTTAACTGCAAGAACATCATTGGCTGCATCACCAGTAACCTTATACATTTTACGGAATCTTGACATGTGATTCTTGAGAGAGATAGGCATACTGTACTGGGTAGAACCAGACTGTTCTGCACCTTCTTCATACTGAGAGAAAAGTTTTGCCCAAGGAACTCCTACAGTTAAGTATTTCTTTGGAATAAAGAACTTAGGATCATCACTCATACCTCTTACAGCATAAATAGTTCCACCACCTCTTGTTCCAAGTACTTCCTGAATACGTACCTGATATTTCTTATTAGCAGCTCCCGGAGTAATAATATCACCAGCAAGATACCAAGGTTCATCCAACTTAATGTTGAAAACAGATTTGAACTTGCCCGGATATGTTACACCAGCAGTTAAGTCTTCAACAACTACCAAAGGTCTTGTATTAGCACCTTTCAATTCCCATTCCCAATGAGTAGAATTTGTAGTTCTGGCAGATGGAGACAACATAGTAGTCAAGGGATTATCAGAATACCTTGTTGAGGTAAAGAGCTGAGTCATTTTCCCTTCAAAAACATCTGGCTTTGCAATCAAAGCAGCACCAAGATTGTTCATCTCAGTCATATTTGCGTGCCAAGGCATTTGTTTTACAATGAGTTTATTCTGTACTTTCATTTTGGTTTATTTTTAATTTTGAATTAAAAATTGATTATTAGAAATAATCAGTGAGACTTCTTTTCTTTGTTTGAGAAGCAGAAGCTAATTTACTTTTCTTATTTTCCAAATTTGATTTAATCTTTTTGGCTGCTTCAGTTTCCTTACTAATTACCATGTCTGATGTATCAAATTTGTTCTTTAAGAGTTTTGCAAGTATTAACAATTTATCAGGTTCTTCTCTTAATACTCTGCTAAGTTCAGCTTGAAATCCAGTAAGGTATTGGTTTCCTTTAAGTTTAACTAATGGTTTAGTGACATAATCAATATACTCATCAGCATTCTTCTTATTAAAAACAAATCCATTTACATTTTCAATTGTATTAGCAGTTGTTCTGAGTGAACTAATAAAGGCTTTCTTATCATCCTCTCTTTGTTTTTGTGCATCCAGTTGATCTTTTAGGAGCTGGTCTGTTGCTGCTTTTTTATCAGCAGTAATTTTTGTGTTATACTTTTCAGCATATTTTTGTTTTTTTCCAGATTCCTTTAGCCAGTCCAGTTTGTCCTCAATATCATCATCATCAAGGTTTTCAACAGTTTTATACCAGTGTTTTAAAATGGCATCCTGACCAGCTTCTGTATCAGTATCAACTTCAGGCACAGCACTTGTTTGAGAATAAAACTTAAAGAAATCAGATGTTTTACCACCTGCTCTTTTAAATTTGATAAAAGCACCACCATCTTCATCATTCATTTCAGCTATGAAATCTTGAATGGCTTGGTCTGTCCTTGCTTCAACTTCTTCTTCCTGTAATTCAAAGAACTTCTCTTCACTAATTTTACCATCTTCAGGTAAGGTTGCAAATTGGAAAACTCCTTTTTCTTTTAATTCTGTTGATAAACTTGAGTAGAATTCTTCATCCTCATCTAGTTTATCTTCAGTCTCAACATCTTTTATCTTTTCAGATTTTGATGCATCAAAGAACTCTTCTTCTTCCTCTTCTTTTTCCTCTTCTTCTGGCTTGATGTCTTCAGGTTTCTTTGTTTCAACTGCTGGTTTCTTAACTTCTTCTATGAACTGCTCTTGTTGCTGTTCAGTAGTTTCTGTTTTAATACCAAAAAATGAATCTTCAGAATCCCATGCAAAGTTGTCTAAAAGGTTAGTCTGTGATTCTACAGTTTCACCTTCTTGTTGCTTCTCTTTACTCATTACTCTACAAATTTAGGTTAAATATTTACAATACTACATATTCAAAATGAATGTTTTTAAAATCACATCTAATAGAGAAAATTATGTTTTAGGCTTTTTAAGTGCTGCTTTAGCCTTAATTTTAAGTTCCTCATCAGTTTGTTTATTGGTTACTTCATCTTGTTTTAACTGGTGATTAAATTTATTTTCTTCTAATGCTTGTTGTCTAAGTTTGATTTGTGCATCAAGTCCATGTTTTGCAACTTCAAGAATATCAGGTTCTCCATCCTTATCCATGTCTTTGTCAACATTAAATCCCATTGACATTATAACCTGTTTTTGAATTTCAGTTTTCCTTCTTTCTTCTTCTTTGATTACAATTATATCTTCATCATGTTTCCATTGTTCTCTTAGGAATTGTCTTTGTTTTTCTGCTGCTGCTGCATCCTGTTGTGCTTTAGCATCTTGTGCTGCCTGTTGTCTTTCTTCAGCATTCTTTTCAGCAACTTCAAGTAATTCTTCAGCTTCCTGAACAGATTCTGACCTGATTACTTTAATAACATCTGAAAGTTCAGCCTTCTGATTTTGCATTGCTGCCTGAGACAATTGTTGTACAGCTTGTTTAGCATCCCATGCTTTAGATGAATTTGCAATAAAAAATCCATAAGTAGAACTATCAAGTAACTCTGAATCAATCTCAAGCATTCTTGTTGAAAGATCATCAATTACATATATTAATTTATCTATGTTTTCTTCTACATAAATATTTTTAGATGTATCAACAATTGATTGAAGTACATTCCTTTTAATCTGATTATGAAGTTCAAAATAAGGTTCAAGAATGTAAGAAGATTGTGTGTAATTTAATTGATTGTTGCCAACAGATTCATTAGGTGCAGTTTGACCTTCCATTGGTTTAGTGATTCCAACACTTGCACCACATCTAAGTTCTATGTAATCTGCAAGTTGAATATACTTTTGAATATCAGATACCAAGGACATATCAATTTCTTTGGCAGCATTGACAATATCACCTTGACCACCTCTATTACCTTCTTCATTTGGATTAAGAAATCCAATTTTACTTGATTCCATGTAGTACAGCATCTTCTTTAAATCAATACCTTTACTCTTTGGAATCATATTTAGATTCATCATCAGGATTTTACCCTTATCAGAAGCCATTAACATTTCAATCCTGTACATGATAATGTCAAAATAAAACTGCCAAGGTTTCATTCTATCCATTAAAGATGTAATCTGAGAATTCATATTATCATAGGCAGCACCTTTATAGGATAATTTACATTCATAGAGATTGTTAATATCCTTATGTTGTCCGGGTACTGGTCTCATTCTTTTATAGATTGCATCAGACATGTAACCAATCTTATATCCTTCATGAGATTCAGGAATATAAGTCCATTTAATTCCTAAGTCACCATTATCCTTATTTATTTTGTAGTCTTCAGAAACAATAGTCATTTCCTGTTTACCAGTCTGAGGACTAATATAATATAAGTATCCAATTTTTCTAAGTGATTTGAAGTTTGCATGAAACACTCTGACTGTATTTGCCATAGTCTTTCTATCTTCTGAGAATGTAAATGTAGGGTCAGCATAAGCATCAGCTCCACCTTTAACTCCCCACTCATAAATCTTATCTAACTCATCATCAGTTAGTTCATCACCAAAAAACTCAAGAATTTTTGAAGGTGACATATCATAAGTTGCACATGCCCACTCACCATCTTCAATGAATTTTAAATCAGGTGACTTGTCATAGTCAAAGTTTAATGAGTTAACTGCATGAAAGTCTGGTTGTTTGAAAGCTTCACCAACATAAAATACTTCAAGTCCTGATAACAATGCATGTTTCCATCCATCATTAAATACATCTTTGATTGTTAATTTTTCAATGAGATATTCAAGAAGCTGACTCATTAAAGCTTCAGCAGGGTCTTGATGATCCCTTTCCATATATTTTTTGATTTCTTCAGGAGTTGCTCCTTTAATTTCCTGAGCAACTTGTTGTTGTATTTGAGCAGCTTCATCATCAGATAGTTTTCTTCCTTTGCTTTGTTCTGCTGCTTTCTGTTGTATCTGAGCAACAATTGGTTGCATTATTTCTCCAATTACATACTCTTTTAATCTTCCAAAATATTCTTGTTCTTTTCTTGTAGTAGCTTCTTCATTAACAGCAATTACCTTCCATCCAAAAGGTTTCTTTGATTCCATTCCAAGTAGAACTTTTATCTTTCCAGATGTAATATCCCTGTTGGTAAATGTTGCTGGCATCTCTCCAAGTCCTTCACCATAAGGTTTACATACATGTTTGAATTCTTCAGTATCAATGATGTTGTTATACAAATCATAGTTTGTCATCATCCTTCTTTGTAAAGAAACACCATCAAATCCTGCAAAGTCCATGAATGATCCTGCATCAAAGCCATCTATTTTATTTCTGTACCACTCAAAGTCATTGGCTTCTTTCTTTCTTTGAGTTATTCTGTCATGGTACTTAGTTATTTCCATAGTTTTTTTGTAAAGGTAATTAGTTTCTTTTATATAATCCATCCATGAAGTCAGTTATTTCACTTGCTTCCATTTCACTAACAGGTTCATACAATTTTTCCTCTTCTTCATCTTCAAGATACATCATTAATATCATGAATGACATTAC